GATTAAATAAATTGTATTGATTCGACATTGATTATATATGTTATTTTCTAAACATTCGTATATATATCCGATATATAAGCGGTTGTACTTTTATAATTTGCGTTTAAAAATTATACGGTTGTTGATACTTGACCTGGTGTTGGTGTTACCAATAATTCAGGTAACCCTTGAAATGCACCAATAGTAGTTTCATCTGAAAAAGAAAAATATGTTGTTATTGTTATTTGTTGATTTTCATCTGTAATGCCATAAATTGCTGATAATAATTCTGTTGCATTAAAATCATTTTGTGTTGATAAAATACCTGCAAAATCATATGGTTGTAAAATTAGTGCTGTTGCTTGATGATGAATAAATGGTAAATAAAATTCAGCTTGTTGATCTCTATCAAAATATGCTAATGGCATAAATGGACCACCAATAGCATTACTTGAATAATCCTGACTTGATGGAAAAAATTTTGATAAACTTTGAAATTGTATTGGATCTAAATATGGTTTACGTTTATAATATGTCACAAAACCATTTAATGGTGACATATATTTATTTGTTTGAAATGTTTCAATTTTGACTTTAAAAACTAATGGAGATCGTTGTAATCTAAAACATGCGAATATGTCTGCAAGAAAATTATTTCCTTGTACAACACTATTCTTGTTAAAACCATAAGTTGAACAACCCATATTGAAAATTAATGGTCTGTTCCCTGCTAAAATATCTACACTATCTGTTGAAGTAATTATATTGTTATCAACTAATTGTTTAAGTGTAAATACATAATAAGGTCCAGGTTGATATCTTTTCAATATTTGTTGTAAATCTGTATAGTGTTCACCAAAATGTGATGTAATTGGATCAGAAACTTGACTTTCCATATCTGCACACAATGTTATTGCATTGCATCTTGTTGGTAAATCATTAGGAGTACACGGTGTTAATGTACTTTCTCCAGATTGTTTCATACCAAATTCAACAGGTACTGCAGTTTTATGTCTTAAATTTGAATTATTAAATGTTGGTGTATGTAATTCGAAATCATCCCCTCCTGCAATAAATACATTAACATCTACTGAATTAACTAAATTGTTTGTTACTTTCAATGTAGTACCTGCTATAATTTGGACAGAACCATTAAAATATTCATTAAAATTGTCAACTTCTAATGTTTCTCCACTATATACGATATTGTATGGTGTTTGTGATAAATATGGTAATCTAACTGCAAAACAGTTTTGACCACCTTTGATTTGAAATGTTGCCAAATATTGTGATTGAGCTTCTCCATAAGAAGCAGCTACTGATTCATCCACTGCTGGACGAAATACAACTAGTATTCTTCCTTCATGTAATGGTGCTGCTATTACTTGAACCATCATTTTATAACTTCCTCTCCAATATTGAAATCTTGGAGCCAAATAATCAATGGTAGTTGTTGTTTTAGTAATAGCTGGATCAAATTTCCAACCTAATGGACCAACATTATATGAAGCAAGAATAGTACCTGTATTTGTTACATTTGAATATTTAAATGTATCAATTATGTTCCATTTTTCTTTCAAAAAATAGTCCATTTTTAGAACAGAAACATCTGAATTGTAATGTTCCTGATCAGTCATTTGATTTGTATTAGGATTGAGAGTAAAACGATCTACATACTCTTCATTCTTTTGATGTGTTAAGTAACCTTGTTTCTTTTGAATTATTGGATATGGTCCTGCTGAGATTTGTTTTTTATCTAAAAACAAATCTAACATTGTATCAACAGCAGGAGCAAATGGTTCTAAAAATTTTGTTACTTCATTAACTGTGCCCAATAATGCTGATTGTTTTTCTCCATAAATATGTACAATACCCTTACGTTTTGGTGGTTCTGTTGTTTCGACTGGTTTTAATGGTCGAGGTATTCTGAATTCTGCACCTTCTAATGACATATAGATATTTATGGTTGCTGCTGTTGATGTTCCAGTAGCAGCAAATAATTGATTAAAAACTCGTAAATGAATCGAACCAAGAACATCTTTAGCATTTAAATCAATCCAACCCTTATTCCATACAAAAGGTATTTCCAAACGACACATATCACTTTGACTTGCATCTAAAATACAATGATTTAATAAAACTGAATTTGGTCTATTGATAAAAGGTTCAAGATTTAATAAATCATTTATTTCCATTTTTGGAATCATGGTTGGATGGAAAAATGCTATTAATGCTCCACATTGAAATCTAGTTGCTTGTAGTTGAAAATGTACAACCAACTTTTGCCAACGTGCATATGTAAATGTCTCAAATGGTCTTCTTGAAATTTCCTGTACTAATAAATCATAAGGATTTTCAAAACTAACTATTTCAAATTCTTGTGCTTGACCTGTATTCCATTCGTATGTACCTACAAAATTTTCTCTTTTCAACATTTTTTCTAGAGACCAATCAACATCTTTCATATGCTTGTTTGCACGAATTCCCAATTTCATAATTCTTTGATTTTCGGTAACAGCCTTAATAGGTTGATTTTGCATTAAATAAGTACCTTGATCAGCAATCATTTGATAAGTTGTGGAATCCAATGTTGTTGTTTTTTCATTAGGTGCATCCGTAATTTTTGTTGTGTTTTGTGTATTAATTAAATCTGCCATGTATAAGTTTAAAATCCATAAATAGTTAAATAAAAATAAAATACCATAAAGTTTGATTTTAAATTCTCTTAAATAGGGAAAATTGAAATTAAATATAATAAATAAAATAAATATAAAATAAAAATAAATAATAATATAAAATAATCATAAATTTTTTGTTCTTTTTCCACCTAGTGATAATGGATCACTAAGAATATTAAATTCAAAATAATCTTCAAAAAGTGGATCAAAATGTAATAAATTGTAGTGGGGTTTTTTGTTTAAAATTTCTTGTCTGTAATGATTAAAAACTTTCTTTCCATACCAAAAACAATTTCTCAAAACTGCATTACAATTATCTTCACAAGCTTGATCTTCACTTATCATAAATTCACTTTTGCGAATCCAATTTAATGGTTCCAACATTGCATCATGTTTCATTAGAGGAACATATCGATTCATCATTGTTCCTGTTGTGTTTTTTAAAAATACACAATCTGTTACTTTCTGAAAAGTAAACGTATTTCCTTTACTCCCATTTGTTAATATCACTCCATATTCTAATAAAACATCCGCAATAGCTTCACCATGAAACCAGTCCACAATAGAAGTGTGCACGCTAATTACAATATCATCACCAAAACTAGCTGTTCGCACAAAACGATGATAATAATACAATCCACGATATTCTCTTGGAGCTAAATATAACCAAGCTCTACGTATATTTGCTTCATTAGAATCAGTATTTAGAAGAGCAGTGATCAAAGATCCTGAATTCGTTCCACCAATTAACTCGTATACAACCCAAGCTCGTAATTCTTTATTAAATGCTATGTGTTTTCCATGTGTTTCAAATTCCCGGATTGTACGACGAATGACTTGATTTTCTGAATCCTTATACCATGCATCTGCTAATCTAAAAAATAATTCAACATTATCAATCGCATTATTACCATCCATTGCTGTATAATCTATATCAATTGCGTGATCCATTCCTACATTTGCCAGTTCTCGAATATGTTCATCCCATTCAATACTATCCTTATTAATGCCAATTCTCGAAAAAGTTTTATTTTTAAGTTTTACACGATGTTCAATATAACTCCCATAATATTTTTTGAAAATAATTGTATATATAACAGATGCTGATGAAAATAATCTTGTTTTTCCTTCTAAAACTTTTTGTATAGGTCTTCTCTCATCTTTAAGACAATCAACCCATGGTAAAAAAGGAACAATACCTTCTTTAAACATATTTTCATAATGAACAATCAGTTGGTCTAATTCTTCATTTGGTTTCCACATTTCATCTTCAAAAACAAACAATTTTCGTTTTTCTCCTCCTTTACCTAAACATGAAAAAGGAAAACCAGGTGATGTTGACATATCTAATCCTTTTATATCTCCTTTACCATTTATTGCTTCGAGTGTTGTTAATATTTCTGGTTCTACATCTGTTGGAACATCTATATCATCAAACATTGATTCAAAAACTAAATCATTCACTTTTTCTGGATGTAATTTTTTAACTTTCCCATATTTATTAACACCTTCTAACAATAAATCTCTATCTCCTAACCTTTTATCATGAATATTTATAATAGCAGGTATTGTTGTATGTTCTTGAATTTCATCATATAAAGGACTTCTTATTATTTCTGTTTTTCCTACTGGATATGATCTACAACCATTAAGAATTCCTAACGGCGCTATAGATGGTCCATATCGTCCATGTAAATTTTGTGGTTCAACAAACATTTGACTTTCCCCTACACAATGATGGTAATCTTCTTGTTCCAAATGAACTCCAAATGCTTCCAAACCTTTTTCCAAAAGATCTCTTGAAACACGAGTTGAAACTCCATATGTAACACCATTGCTCGTTTTATATCCTGCAATGTGAATTCCAACAATTTTTGGTTGTATTTCATTAGTTGATATATAACTACCACAATCACCTTTCATTGTTGGTAAACAATATCTGAAAGATTTTGCTACTGCCCATGCACTTTTACCAACATTATAAATCATAATAAAATCATCTCCATCCACTGTTGTGGTTCTAATCAAACGATGTTGTTCTCTATCAATGCCATTAAAATTAATGCTTTTTCCTTTTAATACATGATCAAATGGTATAAAATGATTCATTATATTACGTTTGGCAGAAATTTGTGAATCACATTGATATAAAACAACATCACTCATATCATCACCATCCTTGTATAATTCAACTAATTCAGAACTTTTAAATTTCTGATTAATTGTTTGTCCATTAGCCATTTCTATAACAAATTCAGTATTATCATTAATAAAATTAATTTTCTGGTTATCTAATTTCCATATAATATCTGATGACATCTTAGTTGTTTCACCACTATCATCACAAAATATATGTCTAACTGTTAGTAACGTTCTACCTTTAATAAATAATCCATGAACACGTTTTCCATTAACAACAATACTGCATTGATTATTAATCATAAATTCTGGAGTATAATTTTGTCGAGAACCTGTTATTACTTTCATTGTGTTTGGAGATTTTGTTACAGTAGTACCAGATTGATCTTCACCTAATATACCTTCAAATGTTGTTCTATTATAAATATAAATACCAATTAATACCATAGCAATTCCTCCACCAAATAATGCCAATTTTCCAATATGTTCATACCATAAACGTTTGCGTGGTTTCACATCAATAATAAATTCACGAATGGTGTAAACATCTTTTTCCTTCATCATACGTATAAGAGAATGATCCGTTTTCACATCATATAAAATATAATTTAACATTCTCATACCTAAAGAGGTATTTTTATCTTGTTTTTCACCAAACATAGATTTTAAAACTTGCTCTTGATAGTCACTTCTCTGTGTTCCTTGTGATATATCCATACCATTATTGCCTTTATAAGCATATTTTTCAACACTATGTTGAATAATTTGACTAGTTGTTAGATACTTTTGATAAGCTGCTAAAACCACATCATGAATTGATGATATACCATGAACAACTTCTTTTTTCCTATCCATTTTTGTTCCTGCTGATTTAAATACTTCAAATGCCATTTTTTCCAAATC